ATTACGTTATCAAAGGATAACGTGGAACTTGTTGACAATTCACCTATTATCTCGTTTGGCGATATTCCGTTTTGTTCTAAAAGCCTTAATAAATAATTGCCGTTTGATACATCCCGCCCAATAGCATGTTTTTTTATATTGGGGTTTGCTACTAAATTATACAATATTTTTGCCGACCTTTCATCACCCCTTATGGTTAGCATTTGCATAATTTGGCTTGAAGGGTTACGTGAACCACCGTGTTGAGCTATAACTATATTGTCAAGTCTGGGTCTATATTGATTCCAAAGTTTAGTGTAATTTGTAAATGCGTTTATCCCCGACCATTGCAAAGGAGTAAAATAATAAGACGAAAATCCGTTTAAGGTGAGGAATAATGTAAATTTATTTTTAGCTTTTTTATCTATTCTTTTTAAGAGTTTAGAAAATGATTCAAAATCATTCTCGCACTCCCCAGGCAATCCCAAAATCATATATACAGTTGCCGTTGTTAATCGCTCCCCATCCGGCTTTTTCAATATATTCATTATGTAGTCAAAATATTCGATTAATTGTTCATCGCTGTAATTTTTACCTATTGCCATTCTGCATTTTTGACCGAAAGCCTCAATCCCAAATCTTAATGCCGTTGCTGTTGGTTGCTCTTGCACTGAGTCAATACGTAAATCAGTCCCCATATTTGTTTTTTTGTATTTCTCTACCCATTCGTCAATTTTTTTATAATCGCTATGTGATGCTCTGTCTGGGCTGAATAGAGCGATTCTGTTTGTAGGTGAAGTTATAATTAGCTGCTTAATCGCTTCTCCTGGTAACTCTCGATATGGCTTTACAAATGACATCATACAAAATAAACACTTCCTTTTACAACCCCTTGCTATTTCGATACGGCTAAGTTTGTTGGTTCTGTTTTCTATGTAATGTGTAGCTCTTAAATTCTTATGGTTCGCTATAACAACATCTTTTTTTAAGCCATCTATCAAAATAGATTTGTTGTCCGGTTCTTTTTTATCAATTAAACATGTTATTAGCTCCGTTATAATACATTCTCCATCACCTACTACGGCGTAATCATAATAACCAGTTAAAGGTTTTGCATTTAACATTTCTAACCCGCCCAAGACCAAAATTGGCTTCCTTGATTTCGGCTTAATGCCAGCATCTAATAAAAACCTTATATAATCATACTTGTGTTCCCACCAGAATAGAGAAAACAAAAGGACGTCAAAAGATTTTGCGCTTGCTATTGTAGCCTCTTCTATTGCAAAATTTAGATTCCTATGTAGCTCCTCTTTAATTATGTCCATACCGAGGCTATTATTACCTTTCCCGAAGACTACATATCCGATTTTCATGCTTTTTGTATAACCATTGTTGGGAATTCTATATCTTGTAATTCTCGCATCTTCTTTTCAAAATTGTTTGAATCCTTTTGTTGTCATTATTTCCTTATCACCAAACTCAGGGTCTGTTAAATCTGTCTGGCAAAAACCTATTTCCTTATCTCCGAATCCCCAATCAAGCAAATCAGGTATTTCAAATTGATTCGCAAGAATATCAAAATCCCAATTACCACCCGCTTTATTTGCTACGATACAGGCTTTCTCGCATTGCTTCTTTGTCCATTTAACTTTTCGGTAAGCATATTTTTCTTTTTTGTAAATAATGTAACCTAATGCAATAGTTCCGGTTTTTGTTGGTTTATCGAATTGTTCTGTTAAAACAATTTCAGCATCTTCGAAGATTATACTTCTTTGATTCCCGCCGATTATTTCGTTTGTATTAACATCATGAACGATACCGCTAAGGTCTCCGAGCTCCTCAATATCCCTTTTGAGTAAATTAAATTGTTTATCGGAAAGTGTACGTGGATTCTTGTGATATTTTTTTAAGTCGCTAACCTTGTTCATTATTCCTTCAAACCGTTATTTATTTATATAGTAAAATTTTTAATTAAAGTCAAAATATATTTTTTATACTAACTTTTTTATAATAGCGTTTGTCAATAGCTCCGGTTTTGCGATTATATATATTTTTTTGTGTGAGTTGTAATCATATGCCTTAAATGTAATTTCTCTTTCTATACAATCCATCACATCATAAGAGGTAACTATACTCATC